GGTGTTATTCTGTTCCAGTGTCACAGAGCTTTATTCCGTATGGGTTCTAGAGGGGTACGGTTTCTGTCTGTACCAATTTTGTACCAATCAGGCTTTGTTCAAGCTTCCCGACTTCGCTCCAGTCTTCACTGGAATTGATCCACCGGGCATAGGTCGACAGTAGCATTTGCACGCTATGGCCGAGCTGATTCGCAATGAATCCAAGGTTCATACCTGCCATGAGGCACATGGTAGCGTATGTGTGCCGGCAGTTGTATTGCCGTCTGGCCCTGATCTTCAGTGCGACCAGTGCCGCCTTGAAGTGTTTGTCGGTCACGCTGGCCTGCTGAATGAACTCGAAGTTCTTGGTCGGCGGGAACACATACGGCGACTGCTTGTGCTGCCGTCGACTCTGCTTCGCCCTCAACTTGGCCACACCTTTGGCCACCTCAATCGCATTTAGTGCCCTGCTGTTCAGCATGACTCGCCGCGTCTCGCGAGTTTTCGTGCGCTCCTCGATCTTGTAGTCCGCCACAATTCTGCACACGTTGGCGACACGCCCCTCTATATCCACCTCATCCCAGCGCAGCGCCGCTATCTCCCCTGGACGCATGCCGGTGTAAAGCGCGAACTCGAAGTAGGCCGCGTATACCAGCATTGAGCCGGTCAGCACCTTATATAGGTGCCCGATGATCAAATCCGCCTCGACCATCGTGAATGGATCCACCGGTTTCTTTGCCTTGCCCGGCAACTCAATCGAGCTGACCGGGTTTCGCACTATCAGCTCATCATTCACCGCGCTTTCAAACATCGTGTACAGGCGCTGGATCGCCGAACGCTTTACCGTCGGTGATTTCCATTGCGTCTCGCCGACGATTTTTCGGATCATCGCCGAACTGATCTGATCGATCGGAAGCAACGCCAGGTGGGGCATCCAGTAAATGTTTAGGGATATCCGGTAGTTCTTCCGGGTGCCCCCGACAACTTCCCGGCTGTCGAGCCAAGTCTGTGCGTAGCCGCCGAACAGCGGCGTCGCAGAATAGGTTGAGTAGGTCGAGTTCGGGAAAAGCTCGGCGTAACGCTGGTCGTCCATCACGCCGTGCTTGATCAGGCTGATTACTGTAGCGCGTAGATCTGCGGCCGCTTTAATGCCTTTTGGCGTTTGGGAATAGGCGAGGGTCTCGCAGCGCCGGAACTTCCAAGTGAAGCGAATCCGGACTGACTGACCCGCGAATTCAACTCCGGCGGGCAATCCCAAAGGCTTTCTAGCCATGCCTCATATCTCCTGATGCTGTAGTAAATCTGACCATCGATTTCGTTCCACACCCCTTTCGGGATGATGTTGCGCTGGCGCTTGCCCTGGAGTGCGCGGCGGGTTGTGCCGACCATCTCCGCGAAGTTCTTCTCCGCGACCTTATCGGACAGGTACTCAGCCGGTATCTGTTCTGCTGCTGCCATGATGATGCTCCATGCCGCGCGTGGCGGCAGAAGGTGGGGAGGGGTTAAAGCAGTGCGCCTTGGGTTGGCGCGACTTCCGGGATGTTGTAGGTCCAGCGTGGTGGCGAGTTGTGCGACTCGATGCGGCTGCGCATCACTGATGCCCGGGCCTCCTTGGTCGGTGGCGAATACGTGCCACGCCAAGCCTGATCGATGCCGATGTTCCGACCGATGTTCGTGCTGTCGGCGCTCGAGAGCGGCAGATGGCCGAAGATTGCTGGGTCGAGCATTCGCAAGCCGTGAAGCTTGCACATTGGGCGACCGTCATCATCGCAAACCACCCGCATAGCCTTTCCCATCTGTACCCACCAAGCAGCGCTGCCTGGCTGTGAGAAGTCGCCCGAGCTGCCGATGCAGACTCTTGGCCATCCGCTCGCCAAGCGCTCCAACCTTTCGAGGCTCTCGTGCATGTGCCAAACCGGCGCACCAAACCATCGGGGCAGGGGCCACTCTTCAAGCAATGCGTCGTTCGCTTTCTCGTCGCCGTCGATCACGTCAGGTATCACGGCGAAGTCGCAGGCCGGAATCAGCTTTGCGTCTGCTGCCCATCGGTAGAACGGCTGCCAGTCAGTGACGGGTTTACCTTGTTTCCAGGCAGAGAACGCCCCGTTATCGATGGCAAACGACTGGCACACTTGGGCTGCCAGTGCGAGTTGCCGAGGGTCGCTGAAGCTCACAAAGGCGTGGCCTCCGCCAATCGCCGCGGCTGCCGCTGTCTCTGGTGTGATCGGCAAGCCGTGGTAATGAATCATCCGCTGAGCCTCACTGTTTCGATTTCAACGCCCTGGTGTGTGGCGATAATGGTCTGCTCTCCGCCGAACGTTTCAGCCAGGCGATCGGCGATTTGTTCGTGCCAGCCTTTCTTGATCAGTGCGGTCGCCGTCTTGATGTGCTCGACGCGAATCATCATCGGAGAACGAACCTCCAGCCGATAAATGATCAACTCGCCATCTGATGGGCAGATGGCCGTGAAGGTGTGACGGTAAATGTTCATCACCTCGGCCCCTTGTAGCAGTACACGTAGGCGAACCAGGCGAGGGCGATCATGGCTTCACCGCTTCAGGTTTGTACTTGGTAAGCCGCCACTTCGTGTTGTTGCTCTGGCTGTGATCCGACTCGACCAAGCCACCGCGCTTCATCAACTCCAGCTCACGCCGAATTTGCTTGGTGGTGAACGGCTCGACGTGGAAGCGGAACCACCAGGTGCAGAACCAATTATCCCGGGAACCGCCCGCGCCGCTCATGTAGGTGGTTATCTGCTGGCGTAGGCTCATGGCGTCACCTTGATGTCGACTTCGTCATGGATCCACTCGATATCCAGCAGGTCGTCGTCATCGATCTGCGCCCCGCGCAAGTCATCGCTGGCCACCAACTCGGCAACTTCGTCGTCATCGATGTCCTCAATCACCTTTCGAAAATTCACGACCGCCTTACCGGTCAGTACGACTGTTCTTTTCATTGGGCGATACCTGTCCTTTGCCGCTATAGCGGCTGACTTTCAAGGGGGAGGGAGTAATTTTACGGGCGGAGTACAGATGTACTCCTGTCAGGCTGTGGCCGACTTTTCGGCTGCCTTCTGCTGACGAGCTTTGTATCGGTCGTATGGTCCGTCCGGCAGATCGGCGATGGCGTTCGCTGCTTTGATCAGCAGGTTGCCCTGTTGCTCGAGCGCCTTTGGAATGAAGTGCCTGGAGCGGGAGCCGGCTGGGTAGTAAGTGTCGTACGCCATGCGACTGCACAGGGTCGACGCCTCATCAAGTCCTTGGTTGCGGCCGTGGGCGATCAGCTTCTCCCGTTCTTCCTGAAGCTCATCAATCCGCTGATCCGCTGCGTTCAGGCGCTGCTGCAGGGCTTGTTCACGCGCCATGGATTCGGCGAGCAGAACGCGATCCGACTTGTAAGGCGTTGGGCATTCACCGCTGGGTGGTTCCGCGAAGGTGCCATGAGCTTTGCAGCCGCGGCAGATCACCAGACCGCCATCGTCACCCTCGACGGCCTCGTTGGAATGCTTGTTCATCCTGCGACCTCCGGTATCAGCTCCGCACGCGGGGCCGAGGTAAGTAATTGTGGGCTCGCTCACTTTGAACCCCTTCAATTGTCCGTACCCGTGTAGGTGCGCCAAGGGACCTTGACGCCGTTGACCAAGAAGCCCCAATCACCACGCCACTTGCTGGTGATGAACAGGGTGATCACGCCGCCGGGTGATACCTCATCGATCCGGTGGTACTCGCCATGCATCAGGGGGGCGGTGTCACCGGGGCGCCGGTCGATGTGCTCGGTGGCCTGAAATGCCGCGCCGAAAGACTGGCGAAGCGCGGCAGCTTTCATTAGGAGCTGATGAAGTGCGGGATCATCCGCGCGAAGCAGGCGCTGCTCTCGGTACCAGCCGCGCAGGATGATCGTCCGGGCGTTCCACGGGTGGTCATGGAGATCCCGGTCTTAGTCCGGCCGCATGATGTGGTGGATGCGGAACGACCACGGGCACCACCAGAGCGCCGGCTTGTGCGTGGTGCGGGAGTAGGGGTTGAACAGCCACCAGCGCCCCATGTACATCTCGGCGCCATCGGCGGACATGATGTGCAGGTAAGGCGTGCGTTGGGCGCGGGCGATGAGCCAGGCGGCAACGGCCTGGCGTGCAAGCAGCTTGGCGACCAGTCGCCAGAAGAGATTGATCATGCGGCCTCCAGCATAGCTTCGATAATTCGTTGTCCAGCCAGCGGCGGTACCGCATTGCCGGCCATGTGCATGGTTTGTCGATGGTTGTCCGGCCGCTTCGTGTCGGCCGGGAAAGACATGGCGGCAAGGGCTTCATTCGCTGAGAGCATTCGCATCTCATCGCCGCGTACCAGAGCCCATCGGTCAAGCGTGGTGATGGTCCCGATCGGGCGCTCTAAACTGCGGCCAGTCAGGCCTGAGCCCGAGCCGTAATACGGCATGATGAATCGGTCGCCGAAGCGTTCCCGGCCGTTCTTCACGCGGAGCAGCGTTGACTCTGCGCGACCAGGCTTCAGGACCTTGCTCCATTTGCCTGCGTCGAAGTCGATGAATGATGACGCCGGCACATGGCGGCGCTGATGCAGCTGCAGGTTGAGCGGTGCTTTGCTTCGAGTGCAGACCAGGAACAGACGCACTCGGTGCTGAGGCACACCGAGATCGGCGCAATCAACAACGTGGGGCGCGATCATGTAGCCGAGCGCCGCCATTGCCTGTGACCATGCCGGGTAAAGGGCCCAGACCGTGAACTCTTCAACATTCTCGACCAGCACGACTTCCGGCCGATGGAATTCGGCAGCCGACACCACAGCCCAAGCTGTGGACCTTGATGCGTCGTGCTGTGCGTTGCCGGACTGCTTGCCCCGGGCTTTTGAATGCCCTTGGCAGCAGGGCGAGGCGAGCATGATGTCGTGCGCTGGAACCTTCGACCAATCCGCCTGGTGCAAGTCTTGGCAGATATGAATCGCTTCCGGGTGGTTTGCGCTGTGCCACTCAACGGCAACCGGCCAGTGATTGGCGGCCCAGATAACTTCGATACCGGCATTGCGGGCGCCGGTAGACCATCCGCCGAGACCAGAGAACAAATCGATTGCAGTGGGCATGGGGATACCTCCCGGATATAGTTGAGAAATTGACAGTTGGAGGAAACACGTATGGATGTATTTCTGGCTACGGGCGGTTCAACAGCGCTTTTTGCTTTAGTGCTTTGGCTTGCAAGGAATCTGATAATCACAAGATTGACAAAGTCGGTCGAAAGCGAATACTCGCGCCTGTTAGAGTCTTATAAGTTCGATCTTCGAAA